GGGTCGTCGCGACCGCTTTTCCTAGTCGCAACAAGCCCCTAAGAGGACACCAGATTGCCAGCCTAATGAGATTGACCAAAAGCCCACTCAAACTCCCGATCATTCGTGTCCCCCGCCGAAATTAAACCGTCAAAACATATGAATGAACCCGAAAAAAAACGCAAAAGGCGAGCCGGTTGCCCGAATAGGTTTAAATCATTTTCCAAAGCCCTTGACGCTGCTGGAGTCGAGCTGGAAGAAATTTCCGCGTTGCAGCTTAAAGTCTTAGACAATTGTGGCCGACATTTTTTTGTGACCTACTACGACAACGGAGTCCGATGGGAAAAGACTCAAAAGGTCTACAACTTTGGAACCAAGGAATCGCTTAAGAAATTTGTGATCGACAAGGCCGGAACGGTCTAGTGGACATTCCCGAAAAAATCCCCTTGCATTTCGTTTTCGTTTTGTTGTGTCTCTCGCAATGTCGCGCGGCACACAAAAACAATTTTCACCCCAGGTCCGCTCCTTTGACCTGTCGCGTTCCTCGATCAACGAGGACGAGCGCACGGTAGACGTTGTTTTCTCGACTGAAACCGATCAAGTGGAACGGAGCTGGGGCGTCGAGATTCTTGACCACGGTTCAAAATCCGTTCGTCTCAAGCGGCTGAACAACTCCGCGCCGCTTCTGCTCGATCACGATCCCCGCGAACAAGTGGGCGTGATCGAATCCGCTCGCATCGACGGCAGAGCTGGAGCCGCAACCGTTCGCTTTTCGCGTTCGGCCAAGGGCGAGGAGATCTTCCAAGATGTCAAAGACGGCATCCGCTCCAAGATCTCCGTTGGCTATCGCGTCCACGCACTCGTCATGGAAAAGCGTGACAAGCAGAGCGGAAAAGAAACTTACCGCGTCATGGATTGGGAGCCTTTCGAGATTTCCCTCGTTTCGATTCCCGCCGACGACGGCGCCGGAGTTCGTGACGCATCCACCATCTTCGGCCAACGAGCCGCTGAACTTTCAACCTCCATCACTATGGAAAACCAAGACCAAGACCAACAACGTGCCGACACCGCAACGGCTCCCGCTGCGACTGCCCCGGCGGAAGCCCAGAACGAAGTCCGCGCGGCTGCTGAAGTCGAGCGCGAACTGAACAAAATCCAAATCGCCCAACTCGCGAAGGAAGAAGCCGCGCGCGCAATCGCCGAAGATCGGAAGCGTGCCGCTGAAATTACCGAATGCGGTAATGGATTCCGCCGGAACCAGGCTGAAATCACGAAGGCCATCGAAAGCGGCCTTTCGATTGACGACTACAAGCGTCAACTCCTTGACTCCATGAAAACCGAAAACCCCGCTTACTCCGCTGGCCGCGTCGAAATCGTCAGCGAACCCGTCAAGAAGGGCACTCGCCAATACCTCCAAAGCACCTGGGCGGAGAACGCCAAGCGTGCCTTGGGTGACCGTGGCCGCAACATCGTTGTTCCGACCTACTCGGAAGCTCGCGAGTTCTCGCGCAACTACATCGGCGGGTCGCAAACTCCGTTTCACCGCTCCCTGACCGGATCTGTTACTCTCGTTGACAAGCTCGCCATCGATGAGGGCATCGGTATGCCCATCGTTGAAGAAGTCGTCGCGATGTATCCAGAAATCGCAGTTTTCCCGGTTGATACCATCTCCGGTGATACCGTGACGCTCTCGATTCAGACCGGCAACCCCTCCGTTGGATATCGGAACGCGAACGAAGGAACCTCGGCCAAGAAAGGCACCTTCGCCTCGCGGATCTTCCAAACCTCGATCATCGAGCAGTTCATTAACGTCGATATCCAAGGCGTTCTCAACGCCAGCAAGGATCCGGCCCGTGTCCTGACTGCCGAAGCCCGCAGCGTGACCAAGGCAGTTTTGAGCCACATCGCATTCCAGCAATGGTATGCCGGCACGACTCAAGCAAGCGTTGACTCCAAGGCCGCTCCCGGTTTCCTCGCTCAGTCCAACAGCGCCGCTACTCACGTTGTCGATGCTACCGGTTCGACCGCAAAAAGCTCGGTCTGGATCATGGAACTCCTGCAAGGCGAATGCGATCACGTCTACGGCAATGACAACACCCTCCTGTTCGGTGAAGACTGGACCGAAGAGACGGTTGACGACGCCAACGGTAACAGCCTCCGCTGCCTTCAAAACTGGATCTCTGGCCGCGTTGCTCCTCGCCTCGCGAACAAGAACCGCGCGATCCGCATCAAGAACCTCGGAACCGATTCCGGCAAGGGTCTGACCGATGCCCTCCTTGCGAAGGCATTCCGCCAAGCTCGCGAACTCGGAATGAACCCGAATGCGATCTTCGCGACGCCTCGGTCCATCGAGCAGCTCCAAGTTAGCCGCACCACCTACTCGCCCATCGGCGCTCCTGCTCCGATGCCCGAAGAGTATCAGGGCGTGCCGATCTATCAGACGATCAACCTCTCCAACGCGGAAACCGTGTGATTCAACCCTCCTGACAACCCTAACTAACTAAGACCATGTCACAAAAAGTTAATCGCCGAAACAAAGCAGACGCTCTTCTCAGCGTTACCAAGGCGCTCCCCGCTGCCGCTGCCAACAACGACTCCGATGAAATCTACATCGGCCCCGCTGGACCGCATCGCGAAGGCATGAAGCTCCGAGCTTCTTGGCCTGCGAACAGCGTCCTCGTCGCCACCAAGCTCCTCACGCTTACGCTGAAAAGCGGAGCGACCGGGGCGCTTGCCGCCGAAACCGATCCCACTGCTACCTACGTCATCACCGGGAATACCGGCTTCGACGCTGGTTATGTGGATTTCGAGCTTGGCCAGAACGTTGGCGAATACGTCGCCGTCAACCAAGCCGTCGAAACTGGCGGCGGTTCCAACATCGCGACCAGCTTCACCTACACGGTGGTTTGCTAAACAATCCCGCCCCATGCCCGCAGTAAATTCGAACGCGAAAGCAGACGACGCACCGGGGGAGGTTCCGCCTCTTCCCTCCCCTGGTGCGACTGCGGACAGGGTTAACCGCATCCAGCGAATCGTTGACATTGTCGAAATGCTCAACGGCACACCGGACCAAGAGACGGTGATCGAGGACGAGCGCAAGAACCTGACCGCCTTTCTGGCCGAAGGTCTCGACGCCAGCCTAACCGCCAAAGTTAAAGCCATCCTTAAATGAGCTACGCGACACTCGATCATCAAGCAGCCCTTGCCGATCTTATCGCATTTGAAGGCAAGATGATCGAGATCGACGGCGTCAAGATGAGGGCGATTATCGAACAAGGCGACACCTCATTTGAGGCTAGTGAATTTGGAATCGACAACCGCGAAAGCACGCTCACCGCTACGATCTTAAACAGAGGCACGACGCCGCGCAAAAAAGCGGCAGTCTTTTACCAAGGACAGAAATATCGCATCACGGCAATCAAGCCCGAAGGCGACCGAATCCTTTCCATTGATTTGACCAATGATTGATACCACCCCAGACCTCGCAGAGCGAGTCGAGGATAGCATCGCACGGGTTTTCCGTGATGCTTTCCCTGGTATCCTCATCGCTACGTCTAGCAAGCCGGTAGATCGCGTTGGAACCTCCATTGGCATCAAGGCCGAAAGCGGCGCAGAAGAGCCAATCGGAACCAACATCTTCCCCGTCTCCATCGACATCGAGACGCGCAATCTTGATGCACAACAGCGCGAACTCATGCGCGAAATGATCGGTAATGCCGACTCTGCAAAACAGACCGTGTCGGCCTATTCCGCCAAATCCTTTACCATGCCGCGAGGGCAAGCCGTCGAAATGATCGGCGCAGCTCGCACGGTCGAGAACGAAAACGACCGCATTGTTACCTATTCTCTTGTCGCCACAATCCAACCCATCTGAGCCATGCCCACTCCTACTTTTGTATCTGCAACCAATATGATCAAAGGCGTCGTCGCTGCGGAAACGGCGATCAACATCTCCGACTTTCGCCAAGGCTGGACCAACGAAAAGCTCTTCATCGAAGACAAGGGTGGATCGCCGACTGGTTTTGTTTACAACTTCCTGACTGCGACCACCTGCACAATTACCGGGGAGGTCAACACCTCCGCTCTGTCTGGCATTCTTGGTGTCGCTTTCGGAACTGCCGAAACCATCGCAAATTCCGTCTCTGGCTACGGCATCACCACGGGCGGCTTTTACATGGACGACATCGAAATCAGTCAATCGCGAGGCGCTCTGGCCACGGCCACGGTGAACTTTACCAAGCATCCTGATATCACCTGAGGATGAGTGAATTAAAAGGGGCGGGAGTTAATATCATCCCAACGCAATGCCCGCGATTCTTCGCGGCTTGTGTCACGGCTGGCGTCGAGCTGGAGCCGGGAACACCAGGCGTCTCTAACGTCTATTCAAAGGGCGTTACCTACGATCCAGACGAGCCGGGGACGATCAGCTATCACCTCGACAATAAGACCGTCGGCCCCTTGTCGCTCGCCAAAGTCTGGCGCGATCCCTCGCAGGACATGAACGAAGCCGCAGCCCTGCCAGCACGAATGATCAGCGCGAGAACAGAAGACCATTGGCAACAAATCGCCGACGATCTCGAGCTGTTGCACGTCTATTGTGCCATCGCGCACATCAAGTCATTCGCCGATGGCAAATTCGCCATTGGAATGCGTGCCGTTACCGATGAGGAGGAGCGCGCCGCGCAAATGCTCTCCGACATGCCCGATGTCATTCGCAACGCTACAGGCAGGCGGAACGGCGGAAAGATCGCTGAACGGTTTGACGCGATCTGGATGCCTGCCATGTTCGCTTGGGTAAAGGCATGGGTGGCCAATTACCTTGAGCTTAAAGACATCTGGAAAGCCGCGAATCCTGCCATCAAGATCGAGCGCGAGGGCTTTCCGCTCGTCATCCCGAAAGGTCCACAATTTGAGAAACTAGCCCGCAGATGGGTTAAATAACCAAAAAAGAAGCATGAGTGAAATCACCATTGAAGACATCGAAAAAGAGAACAGCGTTACGCCTGACGTAGTTGCAGCACGCAGCCGGTCATACCAGTTCAAAGGCAAACCCCTAAAGCCCTTTTCCAAATCCCGTTCGACTGCCGCGCGATGCATGGGAAACTCTCTTTTCCTTGGTCGCGCAAAGCCGGACGAAAACGGAGTCTGGGACCAAATTACGCTCGACTCCATCATGGTGGTGTGGCTCTGCTCCGTGGAAGATTCCCGCGTGGCCCGCGCCTGTCTCAATCGAGATCAAGCGATCATTGAGATGATGGGATGGTGGGACAAGGAGGGCGGCGAAATCGGAGGCGCGGAGGAGATCGAGGCCGTGCAGCTTCTGAACATGATCTGCGAGGATATCCAGACCGTGTCCGCATCCGTTGAATCTCCTTCCGGTGGCCGCGACACCTCCAACGTGGGGGAGTGATCGGGAGCGATGCTGACTACGTTTCGACGGTAGCAGCAAAGCTCCCCGGCCAGACTTGGGCATATTACATGGATGAGCTTCCGCTCTGCATCGGCATGCAATTGCGCAATGCAGACCTTTTCGAGCGCGGCTGCGACATTGTGCCACCAGGCAGGAGCGCATCGGCAAAGATGCAGGAGATCCTTGGCGAACATGCGGAAGCATGGTTTAGTTGAGTATGGACCGGATAAAAGCAGATTGGGAAATGGCAGAGTTCACGAAGGCTTTGCAGGAGTATCTTGTCGAGTCTCGAAAGGATACCGGAACGGCCATCAACGAAAAAGCCGTGCGGGTTGCTTTTACTGCCAGTAAAAACATGCCCTCGGCCATTGAAGTAAAAGCCCAAATCAGCACCGATCACCCAAAGGGGAGTTCGATTTGGCACGCCATCGCAACCGGGAAAACCAAGTTTGGCATCACCAAATTCGGAGCAGCAGTAAGAGGGCAGGGCAACAAAAAGATCGCCGATCAAATCTACGCGTCTCGAGTCAGGCACGCTGGTTATTCCAGATCTCTTTTTCTTAAACTCGCGAGCGATCTTGGCGGGAAGGTTCGCGCAGTGAAAAAAGTGGCATCTATCGACAACGCAAAAGGCAAAAAGGCCAACGAAGGCGGAAAGAAAGATTTCATGGCCGCAGTCTTGCAAATCCTCGGCGTCGATCAAGAGCATGGCGGAAAACTGGATCGCGCGATTGCCTCGGCCTTGACAACGGAGGCGGCAGACATGCGGAAATACATCGAGGCCAAGATCGCCAAACGCGCCCAGGCCCACTCAGGCAGATAATGCAACGGTTCAGCATCAAACAGCTCTCGTCGATGTTTCGCACCAACCGCGAGACAGTCGAAAAACGCGCCTCGCACCTAGGGCTGAAATTCGAAGAAGGCGACAAGGGCGCAAAGCTCTACGACATCTTCGAAATCGCTCAGCTTCGCCCTCCACCAGCTCGCAGTGAGGGCGCAATGTCCTTGGAGGAGGCGAGGACGCGAGAGGCTACAGCACGCGCAGAGGGGCTGGAAATGGACAATGCGCGGAAGCGCCGGGAACTGGCCAACGTAGACGAGATAATGGCCGCGCAAAATGTCCTCTTTGACGAGATCGCCGCGATGATCAAAAAGTCCAAGATGAGCGACGCCGAAAAGGAGGATTGTCTGAGCGTGATCTCCTCGGTTCCTCGGAAATGCTGGGGCGAGCTTTAAACGTTACCGGGAGGCGCCGGCGCTTTCCCAATTGCCGTAGATAGCCCTGCTGCTTCCAACTTGGCGTTGTCGGCCTCATTCTCGGCAATGATCTTGTCGATGTTTAAGCCGCGATCCTTGGCCGCACGCTCGCGCGAATTAAGTGAAAGAGCGATTTCGCGCTCAATGGCCTCGATGTCGCCGACCGGATCGACCCAAGTCCAAGTCCTGCCGGAAAACTCGACATGGGAGAGGCGGTCGAAGTCGAGGAGGGTATAGCCTTCAATCCTGCCCATTAACAGGGCCATTCGTAGCCAACGCTCGAAAAGCGGAATCTCAAACGTGTCGATGAACCAAGAATGAAGAATCTTGTAAATGTCGCGCTCTGAAAGGACGCCCTGCCGGATGGACGAATACGAAACGCCTTCCAAGTCTTGTGCCCAAGTGTTGTAATTGACGTAAATGCCGGGGCTGACGCCGCGCAGAATGGCCTTGCGGAAATCAGGCATCGCACTATTCGGATGCGCGGGATCAATCATCTGGGCCTCGACGCCGTGGGGAAGCGTTTCAAACGTGCCTGGTGCGGAGGGCGCAATGGCTTTGCCGTCGTCGTCCTCATCGCCAGTGTATTGGGCTTCTCCGGTCTGTTTGAAAAAGCCTAGCTTGTTGGCGCTGATACGGGCGGCGATCACCTCGGCCTCCTCAAACTTGGCAAGATGGCGAAGGCGAAGGAGGGCATTGGCAAGCCACGAATAGCCTTGGCTCTGGTTGATCCGTCGAGCAAGGAAGGTGTGGATCATGTTGTCACCAGGCACTGCGAACGTCTCGCGAGTGTAGCGACCGCTCTTCGGGTCCATCTTGCGCAAGTGATACCGAATCGGCTCATCCCACTCGTCAAACTCGACGCCCATGTAGATACGGGCGGCATCGTTCCGGTGGTGCGGATCGAGCGCGTCAATCTCGATGCCCTGCGCGGCAAAGCGGAAATCGTTTTTAGGGAAGCCCTCAATGGTGCGGGTCAAAAAGCCACCATCGCGAACCGCAGACCGCAAGGCGAGACGCTCAAAAGCAGCGCGTGAAAACTGGCGCGTGACATCGAAATTGCCACGCCGGGAGAAATCTTCCCAAGCCTCCTCGACCTTCGCTCTCGCGTTGTTGTCGGCGCTGTTCGACAAGCCCTTTTTGCTCCTCGCATCTGCTCGACGGGCGAGCGATTTCATGCGGATACCATGCTGGCCGATGACGTTGGATTCCAAAGCCATCAACGCGCCCTCGATGTAGCCGTCATTCCTCTCAGAATCCCGCGCACGATCGCGCAGTGACTTGGCGTCCTGCTTGATCGCGTTATCCGCTGGGCCTGTCCCGGCGACCCAATCGTTGGTGTATCGAGTCCCCTTGGCCGCGTCGAAATTGCGCGTGCGGATGGGCTTGTTGTTGGGGCCGTAGAGAAGAGGTTTCATTCGAATCTAGAGTAAATGGTGCGACCGTTGGAAAGGCCAGCGTCTGCGCGAGCCTTGGCGATCTCGGTGTCGAGGTCGCGCCGGTATTTGGTCAAAAGCTCGCGAGCGTCCATCAAAGATATCTTGGTAATCGGCACGCCTCCGACCGTGTAAGTCTCAAGCCCTCGGCCTTCGTCGTCGCTGATTCGGCCTTCAAGGTGGGCTTCCAAAGCTTTAACCATTTTCCGCGCATGACTAGGCAGCGGGGCGCGATCTGGCGGGGCTTGTAGCGTGATATTTCCGATGGACTCAACTGACCGAATCCCGGCCACCTCAAGCGTCAGTGCAACAACGTAAATCCCGGCTGGCAGGTTGGCCGTCTTTTCCGGCGGATAGGTAGCGGTTGCCGTTGTATCCGATACTGACAGCGGAACCGTGACAACCTCGCCGGAATCAATGCTGCGAAAATGAGCCGATCCTGTAGCGCCTGACGTTACAGTTGCGGTAAATTCCAACGATTCGCCGCAAAATGCGCGGGAGGGTAAAGCTGCCATATCGGAGGCATCGACAAAACAAAGCCCGATTTCAAGGCGCTTTTGGTTAATCGGCTACGAAATCGAGAGTATATTCGCGCTCTTTACCTCGATCTGGCAGGTTCTTGGCCGCATATTCAGCGTATTTTTTGGCAATCGTGGCAAAGGCAATGTCAAGCTTCTTGGCGGCGGCAATGTTGTAGACGCGAACGTCGAGCGGTTCGTTCCGGTCGCGCTTGTCCTTTTTATCAAAGAACTCATAAAAGCTCCCGTCTTGTCCTTTCTTGAGCGTCACCTTCTCGATCAAGAGGCGCTGGAAATATTCCGGCGTATAACCATGGCCGCTGGGGAAATGCATGTAATTATGCGGATAGATGGAAGATTTGCGATCTTGGCGGAGGGCCGCGTTTTGGTAGATCATGCTCTTGCATTCGTGCGTGCCAATCTCAAAAAACGTCCCGCGCTTTTCCCGTTTCGGCTGTGAGACGATGGGCTTGCCCAAGACGGTCGAGCCGAAGATCGCAAAGACGCCTCGAGCTTGCCTGACCTTGGTAAATGCCAGCACCTGGGCCTGCCGGTATTTCGAGTCGATAAAAACGGAGGCAGCTCGCAGCACCTTGCCGCACGGGTGCAGGAATTCGGTCTGGAGCAGGGCATCGAGCTTTTGCCACACTTCCGGCTCCATCGTGCCGCCGCTCAAAATGTGATACCCCAGCCCCCACGTTTGGCCGTTTGCGCCATGGCCGACAAACTCAAACTCCAAACGGTCGCCCTGAACGTCGCAACCTCCTGTCACGACCAGCACGCCACCGGGAATCTTAAACTGGTTTTCAGTTACGCGCTCCAAATAATCGTAAGCCTCCTGAGCAAGGCCCACCGGATCCGGCATCTCTTCCTCGGGCGCCTGGTAAGTCTCGGCGTCAAAGGTGTTAATCAGGACGCGCTTGGCCTTTTCTCGATTGTCTGCCGCCTCGATCTTCAGCTCCTCGACCGCCGCCCAATGCAGATGACTCGCGAATCCCTTTTGGGGAGGATGCGGCGACATCATGCGGGATCCGTGAAAGCCTGCGATGCCGTTAAATGGCCGCGTCGCCTGCCATCTGCCGTTTCGAATCATCTCCATGCGCTCCGCATCGGTGATTCGACATTCGCTCTCGGGGCATTCAATCCACGCGTCCTCGGGCTTGTCGCGGTCATATTTGAGCTGGCGTCGGTGCAGGACAAACTCCTTTGAGCAATGGGGGCAGGGCGCGATCCAAACCCGCCAATCAGATTGCAGCATCAGCGCCTCGATCTTGCTCTTGCCTTTGACGCTTGGATACGATGCCGCAATCTTGATTGTGTCCGCATATTCGGAACCTCGGACCCAAAAGATCTCGAGCGGGTCGCCTTCGTCGCTCTCGGTCGATTCGATGGCGTCGATCTCGTCCGCGAAAAGGAAGTTGCCCTTTGCCCTCCGCATCTCACCTGGAGCGTTGGAACCGAAGGCATTGACCAAACCACCAGGGAAAAGTTTATGGAGGATTGTATTGCCGCTTTTGCGCCGGCCAGAATCGTCGCCGATGAGCGAGGCAAGATCGGGCGTCGGATTGACCAGCTCGCCCATGAGCGTCTCCTTTGACCATTTCTCGGTCTGCGAGATCGTCGGATACATGACAAGGACTCGGCGAGGCGCCTCGGCGATGCTATGGCCGATCTGGTTCATGACCACCTCGGTTTTGCCCATCCGGCTGGCGAGCATGTAAACCGTCATCTGCACGCGCGGATCGTAGGGCGCTTCCATCATTTCGCGCTGATACGGAGCGAAATCAAAGCGAAAGCGTCTGCCGCCCTCCATTCGTCGGACCTTCTCCGACCATTCCGGCGCGGTCATGGTGCGCTGAAATCTAAAGGCGCGCTCTAAGTGCCTGAGAGTTCCCCGGTAATAACGATCAAGTGCCGCCTCGTTCATTTTTTGGAACCGTCAAACAGGTTGCCCGTGACTCAACAATGCTGGAGCCAACGTCACCAATTGAGAAAATTGCGTTTCCGTCCCGCGCGAAAAGGTCAAGAGCGCTGCAGTTGGCAGTGCCACGCTGGCCGCGTCGAGCAATCGCAGCACTTTGGAAGTGTCCAGCGTCATCGTCACGCCGATGGGGCCGATGAAAGTCTCGGAAACCGTGATCGCCGGATTTACTCCCACCGCAGTCCGCTTAATTTCAATCTTGATTGTCTCTCCGGTGGCATCTCTTGCAACTAGGAACTCTCCCGGCTCGATGTCCTCCAGCGCCGTTTCAATTTGATAGGTTGAGACATCCGCCGAAAGCCACATTGTGCCGGTATCGGTTGCCGTCCTGATTTGAAACTTTCCAGCATCCGGCATCCTTGAAATGGTGATGCGGTCGTTTTGCGCAACGCTCACGCTACCGGTCGCCACGTTTGCCACGGTAACGGCAGCCTCGCTAATGTTGGCCGCGCTTGTCGCCGCCACAAGCGTCTGAAGCGTCAGGTCGATCTCGACCGTCTCAACGTTGGATGCGCCGCCAGCGATCAAGGTAAGCGCACGATTCGTCATCGTTCCAAAGGCGGAATGGGCAATCGTAAAATCCGCCCTCGCTCCGTTGCTTCTAAACGTGACTGTAAAAAGGCCATCTTTCCCGGTCACATCGACACCGCCTGCCGAAACAATGGCAGAAAGGCGATTGAGCGCGAGACCCAGCAAATGCGCGTCAATCCCGGCAGCGGAAAGCTCGACGGTGGAAGCGCCCCAACTGATCGACCAGTCGCCGGAGGCAATCGGGACGGGCTTTTCGAGCGCAAGGGACAAGCTTAACGTGTCACTGCTTGTAATCTCCAAATGATCCGCGATTAGTTCGACGCTGAGACTGTCGCCGGGGCGAATCGCGTCAGGCAATCCCCGCACCTGCCCCTTCTCGTCGTAGCGCAATTTCAACATGTCGGACGCGTCCACAAAACAACCGGGAAAATCAAGTTGAAAATCCCGTTCGTTTTGTGGAGGCATCGACATGCCCGACTCTCCCGTCATCTCCGGCGTTGCCGATCTGCCGAAATTCTATTTTGCAGAGGGCGCACCGTTCCGATTGAGCCTTACTATCGGAGCGGAGTTTTCGATGACGGGTAAATTTGTGACCTTTGGAATGAGGGCGCGTTCCGGCACTGTTAGACGGGTTTTCGGAACGGATTCCGGCGAGTCCAATCTGACCATCGCGGGACAGGTCGTCACGTTCAACATCGCGACAACCGACGCAACCGTTCCGGCCTTTGCATCTGGCTGGACCTTGGAAGATGTCCAAGCTAAGGGCGAAACCGAATACTGGGTGGATATTTCCGCGACCGAAGGCAGCGACGTTCTGTTGCGCCTACAAGGCCAAGCCGATTGGGTGGCGGCAGGTTCCGACATCGCGGAATCGTCTGCCGTTGTTTCATCGCCAGCCATTGATGTGGATATAACGAGCGGAGCCGTCTCGGTATCGGTGGCAGTCCTCGGCGCTGCGGAACCGACGCTTACCACCAACACCGCCACAAGCGGGTTAACGGGCATCCTCAAGGCCGCAAGCAATACCCTGGACGTTGCCGTTGCCGGAACTGATTACGTGGCAACTAACGATTCCCGCCTGACCGACGCAAGGACGCCCACAAGCCACGTTCATGGGGGCATTTCAAATGCTGGCGCAATCGGCTCGACCTCGGGCCTGCCGATCAAGACCGG